AAACCTTTTAAAACTCCAATACCTTGCTCTGCAGTATCTAAAGCCTGATTTTGAATTGCTAATTTAGCGTCAGCAACCGCTTGGTCTGTTTCTATTTGTTTATCAGTAATAGCTTTTGCTTCATCTACCTTTTTTTGGTCATCAGCTTTTTTCTTTTCATCTGCTGCTAATTTTTTTTCAGCATCTTCTGCATCAAATTTATCTTGTAACTCTTTTTCTTTTGTGCGTTGTGCTTCTTTTAATGCTGTTGTATCTTGTCCATATTTTGTAGCTTCTTCAATTAATAATCTATATTGCTCTTGTATTTGGAATAACTCCTCTGCTCTACGTTCCGCTTCTGTATCAATTTCAGCTTGTCTAATACGTTCTAATGCATCTGCTTTTTGTTTTGCTAATTCAATAGCTTTATCGTTAGCTTCTTTTTGTTTTGCTTGTGCGTCTTTAGCTGCTTGTGCGTCAATATTATTTAAAGATAATTGTAAACCTGCTTTATCATTCTTTAATTTTTCTAAACCTTTTTTAGCTTCTTTTTGAACTTCATCGGCTTTTTTTCTTTCCGCTACAGGGTCAAAAATTAGACTTGTACCCTTATCAATTAAATCAGTAAAACCTTGTGCTAAACCAAAATCCTGACCTAATGCTTTACCTACTGCATCAACTCCCTCTAGTAATAATGTTAAAGGAGTTTGAATAAATCTAATAATACCTGTAAGAATATCTTTGTTTCTTTGCGACGCTGCTATTTGTGCATCAGCAGTTATTTTATTTTGAGCAATTTGATTTTCAGTAGCTTTTATTACTTGGTCTGTTTGAGCAATTTTTAATTTTAAAATATCCTTTTCAGATTTACCTTGTAACTTTAAAATATTTTCTTGCCCACCTATTGCATCAAGTTTGCCTTGTTCAGCAGTTAAATTTGTTTCTGCTAATTTATTAAGTTTTTCTTGTTCACTACTTACACCACTAACCGCCCCTTTTATGTCATCCCAATAAGCTACAACTGCTCCTAAAGCTAAAACTAAAAGACCTATACCCGTAGCAGCTATACCCGTTCTAATTCCTGCAAGTGCTACTTTAGCTGAAACTCCTAATGCTCTAAAAGCTACCATACCCTCACGTACACCACGAACGCCCTCGGCAAGTGCCATTGCTCCCTGAACTTTTAAAATAGCTTTTTCAAGTTCTTCACTTTGTCCGCCTGCTAAAGCCATTGCACCTTGTACACCTGCAAAAGCAGAAGTAGCACCTTGCAACGCTCCGCCTAATTTTGTGTCAAATGTCGTAGCTGCTGCATCTACAACCATATCCGTTTGCATTTGCACTTTACGATAATTACCAACAGACGCAAGTAAATCTTTATACTCCTGACTTGCTGATTGACCTGCTAAAGCTAATTCATAAAGTCTATCTTCTGCTTCACCCATTCGAGCAGTCAAAGGTTTTAAATCACCATAAACTTCCTCAAAAGACGCATCAACGCTTTTAACTGAATTATCAACTTTCTTTAGTGCCTTATCTAAATTATCTAAACCGCCTACTGCTTGGAGCGTGTTAACATCAATTTCTATCGTTTTTGTAATTGCCATTTGATTTGGTTTTTAAATTCTTGAAGGTTACTTGGTATTTTGTATTTTCCTTTTGCGATGTCGACCGCTTCGCTTGCTCCCAACTTTTGGAACTCAAGCATTTCAATAATTAGTTTAAGCATTTTGTATAATTGGTATTTCGATGTCTAAAATATTACCTAACTCATCATTCCATTTTCCACCCACGTAACCTATTCTTTGTACTCCTGAAGTGTTAGCAGAAATTGAAACACTAATTGTTCTATCTTCTGTATAGATTTCGCCTAAATAACTTATCCAACCAAAATCAGAACCAGCCATAGAAATAGTTGGGCTTACATTTCTTAATAATAAAATTTCAATAGTTTGTGCCTTGTTGTCAACTTCATAAAATGGTTCTAAAGAAAATCTGTTCCCTATCGGTACTACGCCACTTCTGTAATCTGTTAGCAATTCCATTGTAGTTTCGCCACTTGTTAAGTCGGTTGTCATTTTATTAATGGTGTACTTTTTATCCCTTATGATAATTCTGTCGTTCAATTTAATATCAATTAACTGAACAGGATTAAAATAGCATTTAACAATAACTAATCTACTTTTGATATTGAAGATATTACCTAAATAGTTTTCGTAGTGTCTTTTGTAAAGTCCATTTGATACATTAGACAAAAACCACGTGCTTATTTCTTCACCCCAATTTAAAGTTAAAATAGTTCCGTTACTATAATCGTTTGAGAATCTTCTATATTGTGTTATATTGCTAAAACTTCCAGTAAGTAAATCAATTTTAATATTAGGAGTTACTGCTTGCGTTCCATTATCATACATCAATAAAGGTTTCGGTAAGTAATTAGATAAATCAGATTTTTTAAAAGTGATAGTTTGAAAGTTGCTATCTGTTTTACGTTCATACATTGCGTTTTCAAAAGGTAATTCAACTGCAAAAGTTGAACTTTCTAAACTATCAATTTGCTCGTAAGCTAAATCACCATAAGAAAAATTACGAGTTGATAAAAATAAGTCATTGAACTTTGTATTTAATATATTTTCGCTTTTTTGATATTTGAAATTTATATTTTTGTACATTGAAGTTTTCTTTAACTCAATGTCATCAGATATTACATTTGCTGAAATATCATTGTAACGCCCATCGTTATAGTATAACTCTAAAGGTATCAACTCGTAAGTTGTTTCATCTTGAGGAATAATAACAAGATTGAACATTTTGATTAACCCTGTAAACAAATCAATTAGTTTTAAGTCGGGAGCGTAACCTCCTATATCAATAGTTTGACTTGTTGTTTGGCTTGTTCCACTTGCAGTATAAGTAAAAGTAGTATTTACACCGCCTCTGTATAGTAAAGAAGATGTAAACGACAATCCCGATTGACCTTGTATAAATATAGTGTATTTGTCATTAACATTTTGACTTGTTATATCTCCTACATAAAATCTACGAAAACCACTAACTCCAACTATATTTGTAAATGAACTATCTAACACTCCATTTTTATAAATCAAAATATCATAAGGAGACGAATTACTTACAGATGTAGTTTGAAAATATATATGTCTATAACTACCTATTCCTCCACTTGTTCGTATTCTAAAACCTATTTCATCGGTGGCTAAATCCAATTCAGTAAGACCTGTACTTTTAGAAGTAAAATTTACTTTTAAAGGTGTTAACTTTTGGGTAAAACTTTCAGAGTTTTTAAACAACATCCATAACTTATTGAATTGTGGATAATCTAAAAATGCACCCGTAAAATTTAAATCGTATTTCGTTGATATTCTCGATAATATTTCAGATAATGGTATTGCTGGAAATAAAGTATTCCATTTTATAGAACCAGTATTAGTTGTAATGTCATTTGCACCGCCTGTATTATAATCGTAAATTCTATCATTCGCAAATAAAGGATAAGATACATTGCCAGTTGATGTTGTAATTCTGTTTATAACTTCCGTACTTGTAAACGTATGATTTAAAGCACTAAAATCTAAATTTGCTAACTTATCCTCTTTTAAAATATCTTTGATGTTTTTTGCCTTGCCATAAAATACAATTGAATAAGCATCTAACATTCCGTTTTTGTACTTAACATCGTTTAACGCAAATGCACCATCTCTGAAAGTACGTGTATCAATTTCAATATATCCGTTGTACTTTACTCTATGGTCAAAACCACCATCAATACTACTTTCGTACCAATGCTTAAATATTTCATTATTAGTAGTACTTGCGGGAATAGTGAAACTTTGTGTAAAATCAGTCTTTGCTTTTGATACATCGGCAATATCTTGAACAGATGAAGTAACGCTTATCTTTTCATCGTCAAATAACTCGATACGTTTTGCTATTCCATCTATGTAAATATATAAAGCTACCATTATATTACATCGTTTATTAGTCCAAAATTATATTCAAATTCAACCTCGTAGTTAATATTCTTATCTTTTAAGTGTGTTTTAATATCAAAACTTTGACTCTTAACTACTGCTGGTTTATTGTCTAATAAAACAACCTGACTTAAAAGTAAATCTTGAATTAACTCGGAATAATTTTCATCTACCCACCCCGTATTACATTTTACTTTTTGCTTACCTTGAAAGTTAAACCTTTGTTTTTGTCCTTGTAACGGATTGTAATCTATTGATGAAGGTAATAAGTTGTAATCTTTTGAAGTTACATCTATGCCTTGTTGATTAGCTTTAAAGAAAGTAAGGAACTGCCAACCACCAAAACGATTAATAAATTTACAAACTATCGGCGTGTATTTTGGTTCGCATAATTGTTCAGCGTAAAAGAAATCAGTTTCTACGTTTTCAGTAGCTTGTAAAATTGGAAACTTCCACATTCCACGTTCAGTTACATTAAGATAACCATAAGAATTATCATAGTTTTCAATTTCTAAAAAGAAGTTAACATAATTAGTATCAAAATCCTTAACGTAATTTTTAATATCTAAATTGAATAATGGTAAAATATCAGCAGTTGTGCCTTGATTATAACCGTTTGAATAGTTAGTATATCCGTTTAAACAAACATAAGTTTCAGTATCTAAAAGCGTATCATTTGAATATCTTTTAACTTTCATATAACACCATGTATCAACTTCTTCTTCTGCTGGTGCTGATACGTTAATGGGTGCAATAGGTTTTATAAATTCAATTGCAAAGTTTGAAACATTCCAAGCAATAGCCGTTTGCGTTGGACTTGGTACTGCTTTAGTTAAAGTATAGTTTGGAGTTGTAGGTTCGGTTGTTCCCTTATTCCATAAAAACACCTCAATCTTTGCGGAAGTTTGACCGACCTCATCAACTTCAATAAAATACGGACTTCTAATAAATATTTTTTTCATTTCTTATTAATTGTATATTGTAAAAATTGTTCTACGTCTAATCCGTATGCTTCGACTAATTCATCTGGCAAACGTTCAAATGCTTTCTCAAATGGTTTAGTAAAAAATAAACTTGGTTTAATACCATTCTTAAAAATACCTTTTGTAATTAAAAAAGCAGTTGATTTATAACTCATAAATTTACCAGTTTCTTTGTTACGAAATTGAAATCTTCTTTTTGTTACCCAATCTTGTATAGGTTTCAAAGGCGGTCTTTTGCTTTTATAACTAAATGGTGTATCGTATTTCTTTTTAGTTCCGCTTACTCCTTTATCTTGAAACGTTCCGTAATCTTCCATTAAAAAAGCCATTCTAAAACTATTCGCACCTACTTCAATTTCTTTATCTAAAGAGTTATAAAGTTTTTTGTCAACGTTTTTACCTTGCTTTGTTAAATTGCTTCTACTTTGCTGAATAACATATTTAGCAAATGCGTTTAAATATTCCTTTGTATTTTTATTATCTAATTGCATATAGTCATATCATTACGAACTAATACATCAAATGTTAATGCCCAACCTGCTAAATCATTTTCAAAACGTTCTGTAAAAGGTTCAAAACTTGGTGAACCTGTCAACTCCCAAAAGTCATTCCTCAAATCGCCACGATTTAACCTATCCATTACTCTAACCCCTAAAGCCATTTGAGTATTCCAAACATCAACTTTATTACTTTCGTCTTTTTGATTAAGTAAATCCATTAAAAGAATAGTAACATTAAATTGTATTACGTTACCTTGATGAGTTGCTGAATTAATCATAATATGCGACAAAGGGAATAATGTCCTTTTAGCTAAATCTACTTCAAATATGTCGCCCTCTGTAACTGTATTAACAAAAGGTTCCTGTAGTAACGCTTCTTTAATTTTATTTATTAAACTATATACCATTTCTTTTAATATTTTTTATTTCTATTTCTGTTTTTTCTTTTTCAAAACTTAACCACATCATTAATTGAGTGATGGGAATTCTTGTAACGGCATCAAATTTGAGTACATCGCCTTGAGCTGCTGCATAGAGTGATTGATACCAACCCCATTTTTTTCCAAAATGTTCTTCGCTTGTTCCGATTGTTCCACTTCGCTCTGTATATAATCCGCTAAACCGTTCACGCAATCGTTGAGCAAAGTCCAAAAAAAAAGCATCGAACCAAGTGCAACATCTAAAGGCATATACTTTAAAACCTCTGCCATATCTTGCGAATCTTTGTTGTATTCTTCAATAGTATACAAAGACTTTGTTTTGTTTTTAATCGGTCTATAAAGGACTGCCATAGCTTTATGAAGTGTTTGCGTATCACTTAAATAACTTTCTAAATCGATATACTCCCCAGAAGTAATATCTTCTAACTTCGGTATGAATCCAAACTCATAAACTCCTAATTTAAACGTGTTAATTAGTTTAGGTTTTTGTTTTAATAAATTATTTAAGTGCGTTAAAATTTCGCTTACTTCTGCTATTCTAATTCTTGCAACATCTTTTAATTCAATGTTACAAAATATTTCAATTGTCTTTTGATTGACAAAATCACTCGGCTCATTATTTGAAATTAACTTCTCAAATCTTTGATATTGATAAAGAGTAATTTCGTTTAGTGTTTCAGGTATCGTAATATTTATTTTCATATTCTTTTATTTAAAAACAAGGTTTTAGGTTTTTTGTATAAAGTAAAAGCAATCCGTTAAGATTGCCCTGTTGCTTGTTGGTATGCTTGAATCAATTTTTTAATTTCGCCCACATTTCTTGGTAAATTAATTTTAATTTCTCTACCTGTTTTTTTAAGTAGGTATATTTCAACTACTGCTATCATTTGTCCGTATGTAGGTTGATTAGTAGACATAGTAATTACCTTTATTTGGGTTGTCTAAATGATACGTTACATTATATCTTATTGCATCAATAGCATGGTTAAATGAATCAATATAAAGTTTACTACCTTTGTTTAAGTATGCGTAATTATTAAACTCCTTTGCTATATTACTACTACTTTCATCTACTATAATATCAAAGTCTAACATCATAGTAATACCGCTTTCAATAGTTCCTTTTTTAATTGGTTCAATGTTTAAACCTTTATGCCTTAAATCAACTATCAATCTATCTTCTGCGGAATCAGCTATTATTAATTTATTTGTCGCTACGTTTGAACAGATAACTGCGAGTTGCTCCATTCGTAAACCATTTTGATATAAATGCTCTTTAACGTAAATCTTTTTATGGTCTTTGTCTATTGCTACTTCAATAAGTGTATCAGGGTCAATACTAAAACCAAAGTCTAAACCAAACGAAGTTGGTAAATCATTTGGATTGAATTTTCCAAAACTCCAATTTGTAAATACTACACCTTCGGCTTTTTCTAACCAACCGCCCAAAATTTGATGATTATATTTTTGCGGTCTTCTTGCTTTCATATCTTCTATTTGAAGTATAAAAGATTCAGAAAGGTTTTTGTAGTTATCCAGGTAAGTAGTATGAATGTAAGTAGTATCTTTTTTAATTATATTACTTCCATCTTTTACGCCTTTAGATTCAAAGAAACGTTTATAAATAAAATGCTCTTTTGTAGCAGGGTTAAGTACGAGAATAACTCTATTTTGTATTCCTTTTGCACGTATTGAAAAGTCTATTTTATCAAAAGTATCTTCATCAGTTAGCTCTTCGGCTTCATCTAATACCCAAGTAGTAACTCCTGCTAAAGATTTTAAGTTGGCTGTTTGCGTTCCGCTACTTGTTTTAATACCTTTAAATAAGATTTTAGAGCCTGTAATCTTATTTATGATTTCATCTTTAGTAATATAAAAATCGTGGCTTAAATCAGCCGTTTCAATCTTGTCAATAAATTCAGGAATAATAGAAATGTGTGCGGAAGTTAGTGTATAACGTGTGAATAAAATAACGTGTCCGACTTCATAAGTAAGAAGTAATAAAAACGAATTAAGGGAGTAAGATTTCCCTGAACCCCTACCCCCTGTAATTACAAAGTATCTACTATCACTTCCTAATAGATTATATTTGCTATTTATTATTATAGGCATAATAAAATGTTATCCAAAATATACATCCTAATATAAAATAATGAAAAGGATTAAGTTTGTTTTTTATTCCCTCAAAATCATTTATACAATAAAACAGATTTAAAATAGGAACTGATAAAACAAATATATGTTTTAATTTGAAATTGCTTATTGTCAATATACTAAAAAAAGTTGACATTATCCAAAAAGCTATACCTAATACTATAAAAATCTCTGGGATTGTTTTTGCCATTATTTTCCAATTTTAAATATATCTTTTATATTGAAATCGTTTAAATTGTGTGTTGTTTCAATTGTTTCTTTTGGTTTACCAAATAAATGTTCAGCTAAAAATATTTGCCCTCTTGTATGTTCGTAAAGAGTTTCAATAAATTTAATCTTTGCTTCCTCATCTGTTTCAACATTATGATAACCTTTGATAGCTTTCGTTATAAGTTCTGTCACTTTCTTTTCATCAGCAACAGGTTTACGACCTGCTCCTTCTCTTTTACCTCCTCTTTCTGCCATTTGATTTTTTTTTGTTTATTCAGTTTCTCTCATTTCTTTAGTAGTATATTCTAATTTTAACACAATTCTATCATTATTTAAATCAGTAAAGTTAACTTGCGTTTCGCTTAAATCTTCATTATCTAATTTGCCTGACTTAATATAAGTTATAAAATCCTCTAATACTTTAATAGAGTTTTCTTTAAACCTATCTTTATCAATATTATTGTTCATTTGTTTGCACTTCATAAACACGTTCAATTTCTCTTATCATATCACGCCAACAAGAACCGCAAGAAGTTGTTTTAAAATCAATGCTAAACACTTCCTTGTAAATAATCTTTAAACGTTCCTGTACTTTAATTGTAAGTTGTTCAGGTTTGTTTGGTAAGAAGTCAGTTAACCAAGTAACGTTATCCTCTGAAATACAATTTGGCTGTCTATAACTCCAAAGTTTATTAAGTTCTTCTTTACGTTCATTACAACCGCAATCAATTCCTGTTACTTCTGAAATTTTATCTACGACTGCTTTTATACCTGTTGCTGTTGTTATTTGTTCTATTGTGTCGCCAAGTCCTTTAGCTTTTCTTCCTCTTGCCATATATTTTTTAGTTTAATTCAATTGGTATAATTAAATTTTCTTTAAAATTATAATTTTCAATTTTTGTCATAATTCCATTAGAATATTCACATTCGTAATACAAACGCCCTTGAGAATTATCTTGTATTAATTTTACTGATTTTAAATAATATTTATTTTCCATATTTTTTATTTTAAATTATTATAATCTTCTTGAAACAACTCTCTTAATTTTTTCTTATGTGCTTTTAGTGAGTGAAATATACTTACAAAACTTATGCCAGTTTCTTTTGCTAATTTACGCATAGATATATCATTATCTCTATAAATTGTAAATAGCTTTTTATCGTACATATCCCAGCTATTTACTTCCGCTTCGCATTTTGTTCTGAACTTATACCATTCTATTTCATAATTCTCATCAAAGTCATCTTCTATTGGTATGTCAATTTGTTGTTCTGTTACAAACATATTAGTTTTATCAGTAACATATATTTTTTTATTTAAAGATTCCTCATTGTATTTATTATAAAATTGTGATAAATATACTGATCTAATTACAATAAATAAATAACCTTTGTTTAGTTTACCATTTGTAAAGCATTTTTCTTCGCTTGAATATTGATGTAATTTTAAATATGTTTCTGAAACTATATCCTCATAGTAAGAGCTGTCGAATATTTTTGCGTATTCAATAAGCTGTTTATGATGTTGAAATAGTTTCTCTAACATTTTTTAAAATAAATCAGGAATAGCCAAACCTGAATTAATAACTTTAAATATATAAGCCATTGTAAGAACGTTGCTATTTTTAACAAATATAGTAATTTATTTTAAACTATCACTTTTTCAAAGTTAACAAAATTATCAACATAATCAATTTCAATATTAAAACCCTCTTGCAAATGTGATTTGTCTGTGTATCGATATTCTAAAACCCAATGCCAATGCTCGCTTTTATCAACCCATTTTGATGGTTTGCGTGTTTCTTTTACTACTCCGATTAATCTGAACGGTCTACCTGTGTCACCAACTTGTAAACGTAAATCGGTATAAATTTCTTTTCCTTTAGGAAGTTTTAAAATCACATTCATAGTCTTGCCATATTTTAACGTTTAAACCTTTTGCTATCATTTCTTCAATTCTATACTTTTGTATTTGTGATAAAACTCCCTTTGGTTGTTTGACTTCTATAAAAGTAGCTACATTATTTTTATCAACCGCTAATAAATCCATAATACCATTTTTATTAGTACGAATTAATTTAAGAACGAAGTAACCTTCTGCCTCTAACTTCTTTATTATTTTGTGTTGTATCTTTGATTCCATATTGCTTTTTAAAAATTGAGTTGGTATAATCTAATTTTTTTGAAACTGCATTATAAATATTTTGTTCTATTCCATCTTTTGAGAATATCCAAAATACATTGTTTACAAGCCTATCTTTTGTGGTCAATCTGTCTTTACTTTGAAAGTAACTAACTGCACTGAATTGTATGTTAAGCATAATTAAAGCGTCGGCTTTCGCTAAACTAATACCTTCACGCCCTGAAACTATTTGAAGTGCTATCCATTTATCAGTTGTATTAAATTCATCTAAATCCGTTGTCAATTTATTGCCAAACGTTTGTTTTAACATATCAAGTTCAGCAACAAAGTTATAAAAAATAGCTATCTTATTATATTTAAATTTTTCTTTAATAAATAACGCCTTTGAATTATCTATTATTTGAGTTGTGCCATCCTCATATTTTATAGTTCCGCTACAAAGTTGATGTATCTTTTGTTGCAACTTAACAGCTGTATCTGCTACAATTGTTTTACCACTTATTGAAGAAGTTACAACTAAATCCTTTTTTAACTTATCAATTATTTTATAAATTATAGGTTGCATTTCAACTTCTAAAACCATTTCGTTAACGTTGGATGTAAACCCAGCTTCTGCTTGAGTATAGGTTAAAATATAATATCTACATAAGTGCCAAAAATCTTTTTTCTTTGCGTCGCTATAATCGTTGACAGTTGCATATCCTAAACGTTTTTGAGTTATGTTTACATATTCATTCGCCCATTTATAAAAGTTCTTAAAATCATTAAACGGATGATGATTTGAAAGCGTAAACAAATGATAGAATTGTGAGTAGCTTTCAGGAGTTGGAGTTCCTGAAAGCATTATCATAGGTATATTTCCGAAACGTTGTTTAATATCTTTGTAATATTTCGAAGGCTTCGGATATGAAGTATAACCGTGAACCTCATCTATTATAACCACATCAAAATCATTTGATTCTATTACGTGTAATGATTCACGATTTACAATTGTTATATCATATTTAAACTTAAAATTTTCGTAGTCTTTTTCAATAGATGAAAACGCTTTCTTTTTAGTAATAAATAAAACTCTATTTGCATTAACATTTTTACAAATTTGTAAAGCTGTTAAAGTCTTTCCAGTTCTCACTTCCATAAACAAAGCTACTAACTTTTTACGTTCTAAAATTTCAGATGCTTCATTTGAAATTTTAATTTGATAATCTCTTAATTCCATATTAAAACATTATATCGTTATCATCTTCAACTTCTGTACCTAACATAAACCAACGCATACCATTAGTATTTCCTTCAGTATATTCCATCTTTTTAAAAGTGGCAAACTTATTAACCCAAATGTTAAATTTCTTTCTTGTTAGCCATTTTTTAAAATCTTGATATTCTTCAGTAAATTTTACAAAGTATTGTGTTTTATCATTTCTAATACCTATTGGAAAATTATCTTTATCATTTATCCATTCGTAAAATTCCATACAAGTTTCTGCAATAAATTTACGCATCTTTAAGTTTTTAGCATTTTGAATAACTAAACCGCTTTTTAAATATACTTGTAAACAATAAACCATATAATTATCAAACTTTTGAAACTCTAATATTTCCCAATCATCAAATAATTGTTTCCCAAATTCATCATAAGGAGTTAAGTTTTTTCCATAATATTGAGCAATTTCTAACTCAAATCTTCTTCTATCGTGTGAATTGCCTTCCCCTTTAATCGCATAATTTGTACTAATAACCATCTTTGGACTTTCCTCAACTTTTAATCGAATAGCGTCTTTATTTTTACGCTCTAAAGTCATCCCTTCAGTAACTAAACTAAACTTACTTTCAAAATCAAAATTCTTTTTAACATCATCAAAAACCAAAACTTGTGTTTCTGGACTTACTGTTTGATACGGAAAAGATTTTTTATCATCAAATGTTTTACCATCTAAAATTGACACCCTTCTTATTTGTCTTAAACCCTGAACAAACAAACCTTTTCCTGTTCCGCCTTCAGGATTTTCAGATATAACCTCATCATTTAAAATAACAGCTTTGTTATTCATTTTATTTTTATATGTAGATAAAAGATAACCAATAACGCTTTCAATTGATAAAGGTTCTCCTGAAGATATATTATTTATAAAAGTTTTATACTCATTATTAAAATCTTCTAAACTTTCCCAATCTCTTGGTATTATTTGAGAATCCCAAACATACCCATTAACATCTATATAATCTATTAATTTAATTTGATGCTTGTTTACTTCTAATATACCATTTTTAAAAGCTAAATATGAAGTAGTTTTAGTATCTTTTAACATCATCAATTCAACTGTTTCAATCATTGCTAAAAGATTTTCAGAAAATAAATTTTGATAACCAGCACAATATTTCCAAACGTCAATTTGTTGTCTTTGTATTAAATAATCTAAAACAAAATCCTTTATCTTTTCTATTGAAGTTTCAACAACTTTATTTGATTGAATATAAAGCCAAGTCGGTTTTTGAGAACCATCAGGAAAATATTTTTTAAATCCGTTGCGTTCCAAAAATAATTTATATTTTAAAAGGTCGATTTGAATTTTATTTTTTTCGTTTAAAAACCAAAAATCTTCGTGTTCTAATTCTTCCTTTATTTCGTTATAAACATCCTCCTCAATGTTATGCTTTTTTAATACTTCTTTTTTACCTTTCTTTAAATCAGATTTTATAGAATCAATTTTATTAAAATCTTCAAAATACTTAATATCAAAGTTTCTTTTTTTATACGCACTTTTAATTGTTGTTGTAGCTTCCTTTTCTGAAAAGTCACCAATAACAACATTATTTAAAATATAACCTTCTGCGGTTGTTTGGCTAATACCATATTCACAAAAAGCACCAGCTAAATCAAATATAAAAGAGTTACGTTCTCCTTCTCTAAAATCTTTTTTCCAATTCCATAACATTATTTTTGATATTATTTTATCTTCATCAGTAATTGGAACAAGTGGAACTCTATCAGAAATATTAAACCCTTCATCTTTTAAAATAGGTTCAAATAATTCTGCTTCAAAATTTACATAAATTTCAGGATCATAACTTTCAAAACATACCCTATCTATATTTGAGTTAACAATATCAAAATAATCATATTCAAATTGATTTTGAAACTCTTTAAATACTTTTGGATGTGTTTCTTTGTTTAATTCATTTGATACCCTTATAACCCCTTTTACTCCATTTCCTGAAGGAGATATAAAAAGAAGTATAAAATGTTTATTCTGTTTTAATAATTCCAAATGATTAAACATAGCTTCTTCATTTGGATATTTATCAAAATCCATAATCATTAAACCTGAATGTTCTTTTAATGAATTTGAATTACGCTCATTAAAAATTCCTGAAAATAAAATACAAGGTAATTTGTTTTTGTTTTCCTTATTACCATTTCTAATACTTTCAACAAGTTCTTTTGAAGCACCCTGTTTAATTCTTTTAATAATCTTTTCAATTGGAACGTGAAAAGGAACGTCTTTAGACTTATACAAGTCTTTAAATACTGATACTATCATATAATTTAAAAAAAGAGAAAACCCACTAAAGGCTCAACTCTTTAATGGGTTTCTCGGTTACGTTAAATTTTTAACGTTAAACTTTCGATGTAGGTTGAGCGTCTACAAATGCAAATATAAAAATAATTTTAATATAAAATCAAAATTAAAAAAAAATAATTTCGCAACACATTTTTACTTTTTTTTACCCAAAAGTACCCCCCCCTATACTTTTTTATTTTTATCTATAAAGGGTATATAGAAAAGGGTTAAAATGTGTTGCGTAACAATAAAAAAACCACTCCGTTAAGAGTGGTTTAAGTTTGTTGGAACATCACTAACAACAAACTGATAATATTTTAAAATTTTAAATCATCTATTATTTCAGCATCTACTTCTATATCTTCAATAACTGGTTCCGCTTTTGCTAAATACGTTTTTAAATAAGCTTCTAACGTATTAAAACATTCATCAGCTTGCTCTGCTTCGCTTTCAGAAAGTGAGCGCTCAAACTTAAATTCAGGCATTGAAAATTTAACAGCTCCTTTTTTACCGTCTTTTGTAGATTCAACAACAACCCACTCATCTGGTAAACGTGAACGTGTTTTTTGAGTAAACAACCCCCACTCTTGAACTGCTGAACCTTTTAATTGTAGATTTGCGAGTGTTCCATCTTCTAACATTACGTAAATAGATTTTACATAGTGACCACCTGCTGCAACAACTTTTTCTTTAATGTCTTTGTAAAGTCCTTTTGCAATTTCGTTACCTTTGAAAGGTTTAACAGTCATTACTTCTTTAGATATAAATTTCACTTCGTTTGAAAAAATACCGCTTGAAGTTGCGTCATTCCATCCTTTGATTGCGTGCAGTTCGTCAAGGACTAAAAATTTAAAAGGTAAAGGGATTTGTGCTTTTGCTTGAGCTTCTTTGTCATAAAACTCAAAACATTTGTCATTTGATTTCCAGTCAAAGAATTTAGTAGCTGGATTTGATTGTGGCTGATTGAAAGCCTGTCTGCGATTACTCATAATATTTATTTATTTATGGTTAGAAATTACGATGCCCTAACCTTGCATCTGTTAATTATGAATTGCTAATATACAAATTAAAACGATATACTCAAAGAACTTTTACGAATATTCTCACTAACTTTCGGCACTTCGCAACCCTCACTATCATAAATAGTTTCATTTGACTTTTGAGCTACTTTTAAAAGCATTTCTCTATCGGTCAAGGCTTGTTTAAGTTGTTGCCAATTCTCATCTTCTGAATAATTAGGAGTGCTTCCACCACTTCGGTAAGTTCCTTTGATCCCGAATGCTTCGAAGTTTTCCGCTGGTAAACTATTTTTAAGTTCATCAGTAACAATTGATAAAACCTCGTTTACTCTTACTGCTTGTGCGAATAGTTCCATTTTATCCATTTCACCACTATCTAATAAGTTAGTAGTGAATTTCTTTGCAGAAAGTTGTAATTCTTTTTTGCTTGGTAAGAAGTTATTAGTGTTTACTTCCTGTTCTTGCATTAGCATTAATAAATTTTTTGTTGCTCCCATAATTTTAAAGTTTTAAATTTTGTCAAAGATATAAAATATTTTTTTATTAATTCAATTTATTTCTTAATATTTTAAAATATAGTGCATTTACCGATTCTTTATTACAACCTCTTTTATAGTAGAAGTTAATTACTCTTTTAATTCTTTGTAGGTTTGATTGTTTCATTTTAAAAAACGATTAACCTATACATCGTGAGGTTTTAAAGATAAGTTATATAAAATCAAATCACGTAATTAATATTATCTTATCTTTTGGTTAATTAAAATAAAGTTTCCTGTTTAATAGTTTCTTTAAATCTTTTTTCAGCTTCTTGAAGATTCAATTTAGCTTGTTTAAAGTAACTATCTTTTAACTCGATACCTATTGCTTTTCTACCCATTGAAACAGGGCTAAATACTTCACTACCTACACCCATAAAAGGAGTTAAAACAACTTCATTCGGATTTGAATATAATTCAACTAATCTATCAATTACATCAAGTTGCAAAGGGTGTACGTGCTTTTCGTCATCTTCTTCTTTTGAATCCCTAAAAGGTAAAACATTATCAATTCTAATATCATCCCAAACACTCGAAGCATACCGTTGCCAAATGTAATGATTCAATTTAGTAATTTTATCATCTTCATTTATATTGTTTAAGTGTTCCCAAAGTTGAACTTCGTTTAAATCTGAATTATTAGCATTATTCCACGCTCTCAAAATGTTTGGCAAAATTGGAATTTCACCAGCATAGTGATTAATACCAAATTCATGTGTTACTGGCACTTGGTTTTCACCTTTTTTAGTAAAAACTAAAACATAGTCAGGCATTGCGGTAAAACACTTTGTAGAATCTTCTACTATAAATTTATGCATTAAAGATTGTACCATTGTACGCATACGAACTTTTAAAGGTTCTTTCCAGATTGTAATTCTATTACGATATTCAAAACCGTATTTTGTATGGATTCTAATTATTTCGTTTGGAAAATCCCAAAGCCTACAAGTATTATCAAAAACATCGGTACAATGTACAGCGGTTATACGACCAGACTTTGTAACTCTTGCAATTTCAGCTACTAAAAATTCGTATTGCTCTAAAAATTGTTCTTTACTTTCACAATTACTAAAATCATTTTCAGAACTTGAATAATTATAAAGTCCTGCAAAAGGTGGACTATAAATTGATAAATCTATACTTTCATTTTCTAAAGTAGGCATTACTAACATACAATCGCTGTTATAGATTGCGTAGTTATCTGTTACTATTTGTTCTTTTACTTTGTTTTCCATGTTATAAAAATTTTGGTTTAATTAAATCTTTGTTAAATTCTTTTACTTTATGTTCAAAACTACGGTTAACATTTTCTGTTAAGTTTTTATGTAGTTGGATTGCTTTTTGTGTTTTTTGTTCTAAGGCTTCTAATACCCTTGTTTGACCATCAGATATAACCATATCAATAGTAACGTCTTTTGTTTGTCCGAACCTCCAAAAACGTCTTATAGCTTGGTAGTATTGTTCGTATGACCAAGTAGGAAAAAATACAGAATGATTACAATGTTGCCAATTTAACCCCATTGAAGTCATTTTTGCTTTAGTAATTAGCCTTTCTATTTCTCCATTTGCAAAAGCTAAAAGTATTTCTTCTTTTTTATCAATTGATTGACTGCCTATAATTTCAACAGCTTTTGAATCACTTGCTTTTAAAATGCTACTTTCATTATTTGTGTTACACCAATAAACAGAAGTTTTATCACTTGCTAATTCAATAGCCTTTTCACATCTTTTTTCTTCTGTTTGCTTTTGTTCATGTCTAACTTCTGTCATTGATTTCGCAATAGGTGTAAACATTTGTATTTGTCCGTTTACATCTATTAAAGATTGATTTTCCACAACGTGTCTACGAATATTTAATTCTGGCAAATTATACCTGTCGTTTGAAAATCCTAAATCGCTTGGCATTTTTGCCATAATTGACCATTGATTAACCCAGGCAAAGAAATCCTTTTCCGCATGAGGTTTTAAATAAAACTTTTCTCCTATATTACGATTATTTGAATCTACGCTATTTTGGTTGTTTTTAAAAAACTTACCTAACATATCCATATAACCCATATATCCTAAAGCCTCGCTACTTGTTCCTAATTCTATAAAATCGTTTGGACTTGGTGTAGCTGTACTTAAAAAGCGATAAGGTATTTTTTTAACAAAACTTGTAACTTCTTGTTTAATTTTACCATCAAAATTTTTAAGTATTGAACTTTCATCTAAAATAACGCCTTCAAAATCATTTTCATTAAAATAATGTAAACGTTCGTAATTGCAAACGACTATTTTTTTAGTATGTTTTCCGTCTTTTGAATATTCAATATCGTCTATACCTAATTTTTCAGCTTCTAAAATAAATTGAAATGCAACCGCTAAAGGAGTTAATATCAATACTTTTTTATTTGTATGATTAACAATATTTTTAGCTAAAGAAAGTTGTACTAATGTCTTACCTAAACCAGTGTCTAAAAATACAGCACTACGACCTTTTAAAATAGCTTTTTCAATAACAAACTTTTGAAAATCAAATGCTATATCTGGAATATAATTTGCTTCAAACCCAAAGTTACCTATCGAGTGTCTTTTTGATTCTAAAAATTTTTCATATTCTGTCATAACTTATTTATTTTTTCAATTTCTAATTTTTTCCAAGTTCCATTTTTTAATCTACTGTCTAAAGTAGGTCTGCTGATTCCTAATTTTTCAGCGAGTTCTTTTTTTTCGTACTTCAAAAGAAGTAATTTAATTTTTTCTTCCATTTGTAAAATTTTTTACGTTATTAAGTTTAAAAATAGCGGACACTATATCCGCTTTGTTGAGTACAAATATATAAATTTATTTTAATAAATACCTAATTTTTTTATTTTTTATTTCATCAGGTGTATTATTTGCCACTTCAATAGCTTTCAATCTGCTATCTTTTTGGATTTCGTAAGCGGTAGGAATTCTTTTGCCTACCATTACTATACTCTTACGCTTGGATAATTTTCCCATATTCTTTAAAATCTTCGTTAGTCCAGTTATTGTAAACCTTATCGTTTAAATATATATTTTTGTTTCTTAAATTCTTTGCCACTTCTAAAATATGAGGTTTTTTAATTTTTGATTTTATTTCGTCTATTTTATTTTTTCTAATCGTTACAATGTTTGGTTTTGATAATTGTTTTACTTTGATTCTTAATGCGTCAAAATCGTTTTTTTCTTTAACTTTTAAAAATAAAAACTCATTAGATTTTTTTAGTAATGATTTATCTTTTTTTTGATAACATTCTAAAATCATTTTAAAATATACATCATTCTTATAATTGTTATATGTTCTTAAAATATAAAAAACAGTTGTCCTATCTTTTTTAAGATTTTCAGCTATTTCTATAATACTCATATTTTCAATATTTTCTTTCGTATAGATGGCTCTTAAGTAAATGAACAACTTATCACGTTTATTTGTTGTGATGTCTATTCCGTAAAATTCTTTTATTTCTTGTGGTGTCATTTTATTTTTCTTTTATTAGGTAATACCATAGCCAAATAATTTTTGACCTTAAAATTTCGTATGCTATCCATATTAAAATGTACTTCATAATCCTTTTTCTTTTTTAAATATTTCTAATAGTTCTTTTGTTGTGTATAAATTAAATTTATATTCAAAATAACCACAATCGTTTATTGTAATCAATTCTTTGTTCCAGGTCCACTCCGCAAATCCAATAGCATAATCATCAGCTATTTTTTCTATGATTTCAGCAGTAGGAGTATAAAGTCTTGAATAATCACTTAACTTATTGCTGTGTGCTTTTTGTATTTTATCTATTAGTTTCATCTTAAATTATTTTATCAAAAAATACTACTCCTTTTTTTCTCGCTATTTCGATGTTATCGATAAACTTTTTAATAAACTCGCTTAAAAGAATTGCATCTGCTTCGTTTAGTTCTGCAATTTGAGTAATCATTCTTTGTTTCATATTTAAACTATTTAAAGCAAATTCTGCATCGTTTTTATAAACTTCGTTATAATGCTTAATAGTTTTTACTTCTAATGCGTTATGAAACATATTGCCATACTTTTTTTCAAGTCCTGTTAAATTATAATTCTCAAATATATCTAAAAATAATTGAGCAGTTAATAATAGTTCTAATGCGTTGTGTGTTTCCTTATTTCTTTCCATTTTTGTTATTTCTATTGCTTCGTCTAAATGTATCATTATTCGTATGATTTAATAAATTGATCCAATGCGTTTTTTTCGTTTGGATTTAATTCGTGCAGTAATTTTCCGTTGACAGTCCAGCGACCATCTATAACTTCGATTGTTAGTTTCATATTTCTTTTATTTCTCTTATTTTTACTAATCTAAATGCTTCCCTAAAAGCCTTATATGCTTCATCAAAATTAGATGCATATATTTCAACTTCTCTATCGATACAATCATCGCCTGTTTCTTTCCAAAAATAAACTCTATACTTATTCATTATCAAATAATTTATCTACGTTTTCTATAAGTGTTTTTTCTCCTGTTGTGTTTTGCATTAACCAAATTATATGCTCAAATTTTAAACTTGCCCAAGATACTTCAGTTCTTAATACGTTAATTAAATTACCCGAAATGCAAGGGTATAATGTAGCAGAATTAGTTAATTTAGTTTTGTTTTCTTTTGATAATCGTTTCCAAAGTGTTTTCATAATTATTGTTTTTTAAAGATTAATATTCCACATATAAGTAATGCTCCAGACATTACTATAAAATTATCGGTACTCATTCCGATAGTTGCAACTGATAAAAAGATAATTGTTTTCATATTGTTTGATTTTGATATTGCAAATGTATTACGAAAAAACTTTATAAAAAATTTTTTTATTAAAAAAGTTATTTATATATTTGCAGAAATCAAAACTTAATTATGAAAATAACAACAGAAACAAAAGAACAAATTTACATCACCGAGTTTAAAAATTCAGATGTATCTTTAGAACAATTATTTGATGCGTTTAAAAGTCATCTTGTAGCGTTGACTTGGAATGAAATCACAATAGAACAATATATAATAGAATGGTCAGAAGAATTTAAACAAAATAACAATGAAAATAATTGAATTTTTTAAACAACTATTTTGTAGGCACCGATGGGTTTACAACTATAAAAAGAAATATTACAGATGTAAAGATTGTCACCTAAAAATAAATAAGATATGAAAATAGTGATTTATAATTTAACAAAAAAGTCAAGTAAACAATAAAAAAAACTTGACATTTAAAAAGAAATAAGATATGGCAATAATACTTTCAGCTATAATAATAGCACTACCATTAGGATTAATCGCTTCAGAATTAAAAAGGTATAATGATTGGAAAAAATAAATAAGATATGAACATATTAGAAAAACTGATTTCAGAAAATGCAAAAAATAAAAATCAATTCGCTAAACTTGTAGGTGAAACACCGCAAACAATTAACGCACAGGTAAAGTCAAAGAATCCATTATTACCTGCTTATAATTACGCAAAGATTTTAGGTAAAAAAGAATTGAAAGGAAATGCTAACGGAGTAGAAATACATTTGATATTTGGGTAATTTAAAAAATAAAATTAATTTAAACCTATAACTTTAAAATTATGGATAAAACAATTATTATTAATTCCTTGCAATGTTATATCACAAGGAAAACTCAAAAGATAAATCGAATTAATAGAATTATTTTAAATAACCCGAGTTGCGAAAATTTACAGAATTTAAAAAGAGGATTAAGGCATAACAAAGCATTGATAAAAAGAGCTGAACAGCAAATCTTATTCTTTGAGAATTTTGTTTTTAATAAACTATAAAGCAATAATTTAATTTTTAAACCCCTCATATTCGAGGGGTTTTATTTTTTATCCAATTCAATACAATAAACAAAACAAATAGTATCCCCACAAGCCACATAAACCGATTTGCGACGATTTTAATGGTTTCTGAATAGTCAACCTCTTTTGTTTTTTTTTCTTCTTTAAAATCAATGTTTTGCTTTTCCTTAATAGTTTCTTTTGAATTGTTATAAATAACTCGAGTGTTGTAAATTGTATCTTTTCCTAAAAGAATAGGTTTATCTAAATCAACAGGTTCTAAAGTAAACGAGTTACTAAACTTTGTTATATCGGTTTCTGTTTCGCTTTTAATTTCAGTTTCTTCACTCGACTTTTTTACGCTTCCGCAAGAAACGAAAAACAATAATAATAATACGCTATATTTCATTTCATTATTTCTTTTAATTGATTTAAAATACTTTCACTTTCTGCACCCCAAAACATTTCACATTCTCCATCTTTGTAAGGTACTTCTGTAAAGTAACTTTGCCAAATCCCATCTATTGCTTTGTATCTTTTGCAATTGTCTTTTAACGGACAATTAAACCCACTACATTTTGTTATGTCTGTCATAATTATATAATTTAAAATAAATGCGTAATTCTCGCAATTTGTCCGTTAAGTTTATGATGTAAAAATCCCTCTATTGCTTTAGGTGCGTGTTGGTATCCGTTTCTATGATGCCACGAATCGGTACCGCTTGGACTTCTTAAAGTTTCAACACAAACTCCCATAACATCTTTACTTACTTTATGATGCAAATGGTGTGTATAAAAATATTTATGTTTGCACGCTTGCCAACTATCCGATTCATGAGCCATTAATAAAGCTAAATTTTCAGTTCTTGCACCATCTCCGTGAGTTGATCCTATTAAATTATTAAAGTAAGTATAATATTTACGATGTGCTATATCAACATTAAAAGTTACATTTTCACAATTTCTAAAATGAGTTTCAATTACTTGTGCTAAAAAGAAACCGTGTGTATAATCGTGATTAGATGGATTGTAAGTAACGTGTGTAGGTGCTATTTGCATAAGAATTTCAATAACATCTACATATAATTTTTTTGCTATTATAAAATTAGTATGCCACATTCCTTCTGTATCTTGTGGCGTTCCTGATGTAGTTTGTCTTTTCGGACTATCAATATGTAAAATATCATTACCAATAATTAAATTTATTTGGTCAATTTCAAAACCTTTTACTTTATTAAGTATTCCTTTTACACCTTGAAGTACTCTTTGAACTGCTATTTGATTATTATATGTTTCCCCGACTTCAAAAGCACTACATAATTTACCAATGTGAATATCTGCTGGGTCAATAACTAATAAATGAGCATCTTTTTTATCTTCGTAAACTATTTTATTGTATTTAGGTACGTAATTTTTTAAATCTTCAATTACTTCTTTAGCTAATGTTTCAAAACTAAATTCTTTCGGTGCTTTGTATAATGGATTTGTAACTCTTACACTTTCATTTTTTGTTTTTAGCCATAACATTGGAGTACTTTCTGGACTTATTCCAACATTAGTACAAGCCTCTAAAATACCTTTATTTTTTTGCTTGTATCTTTTTACATAAGTTCTTAATAAATCAACATCAGATTTAGTTGATTTTGTTTTTAAAATAGTTTTGGCTATTTGGGTATCACTTTCAATACTTTGTATTAATTCAAATATTTCTGAATCGTATTGTGACCATTTTGAATTTGACATAATTTTTATTTAGTAGGTTATTACAATAAAAGTAACCACATATAAAAAAAATATTTAAAAATTAACTTCTTTTAACCATTTCTTTACATCAAAACTTGGACAAGCCTTATTTACTCCAAAATCTTTATGACCTTGTATAATTGCGTTAGGGAATTGTTTTTTAGCTTGTTTTATTAAGTATAAAAGACTTTCTTTTTGTTTTGGTGTTCTAGTATCTTTTGGCTTTCCTTTTTCATCTATGCCGCCAATATAACTAAAATGAATTGACTCACTATTATAACCTTTTACGCCATTAGTAATTTGTTCGTATTTTGCTAATTCGTGAATAACTCCATTTGCGTCAATCAGTCTATGATAACCTACCGACTTCCATTTTAAAACGTTTTTCCAATAGTTTAAAATAGATTGCTTTGTAGCAGTTGGTTGGGAAGCGGTGCAATGTATTACTATGTAATCAATCTTTCTCATTATTCCTTTTATTTTTAATTATTTCAATTGTTTTCAAAATAGTATAGAAAATAGAAACACAAAGTAAAACTATTTTTAAAATTGACTCTAAATTTGAAAAACTTACAGCCATTGCGATTGAGTTTAATGCGTATATTTTTAAATCGTTATTAGTCATTTTTCTTTACCTTCATTAAACGTTCAACAATATTAGTTGCTCCTTCAATAGCTATGTATGATGTTGCAATAATTACCCAATCAGTAGATGTTATAACGCCCCCGAATAACCCAGCAGACGCTACTACAAAAACTGATAATTTTCTACTCACCCATTTTGATAGGAATAAGTCTATTTGTTCTTTTCTACTCATTTGTTGGGGTGTATTCAATCCTTTCTAATTCATTTAATTGGTCGTGTATTGCTTCGAATTCTTTGCAGTCTAAAACTTCAAGACCTGCAATCCATCTACCTGAACCATCTTTTGCGAATTCAAGTTTATAGCAGTTATTAAAATAGCCATTTAATGCGTTGTATTGCTCTGTATTTGGGTGTAGTACTATCATAGTGATGTTATATAATTATTATAAGCAGTTACAAAAGCAGCGTTTTCAGAAACTAAATTAGCACCCATTGCATACATAGATATTTCGTGTGCTCCAAAAGCACTACCTGAACGCAATATAAATTGATTTGATGAAGTAATAGCAGCAGATAAAGCAGTTCTTTGTGGCGTACTTGCAGTATTATCATTAAACAATGTTACATTTAAGCTACTTGTACGATGTATAGATTTCATTCCACGAGTTGCGGTAAAATCAAAAGAACCACCAACTAATGGAGTTGTACCTTGATTAATACGCTGATTTGAAGAACTTGCTCTTAAAGAGTTATTTGTACTTGCAGCACTACGACCATCTAAAGAACTTGTACCATTTGCCATATACATATATAAATAACGACTTGCATTATTTTGTAAATAATTAACTCCTTGTGTTGCTGGATTGAAATTCGTATCTATATAGCTACTTGTACCATTGCCCATAAATCCCTCATTTGTTGTGAAAGTTGGACTTGTAGAAGCGTTATATTGTGTTAATCTTTTCCAATCAATTAAAGCAAATTGACTACTTCCATCAGTAGCAAAGTTTGCAAATGTGTCAAGTTTACTCCAAACTCCTGCGTCTTTTAAAGCAATTAACAAAGTGTTTTGTTTCAATCGTTGTGCTTCACTTGGTAAAGTGTAACCTTGCGTAGTTGCATAATCTAAAATGGCTTGATAATCGGTATCGTAAGCAAAACCAACAATATTAGTATCACCTGCCCAACTATCCTCGTGAACAGCACCCCAACTGATATTATTATTAACTGCACCTTGCCCCCAACCTATATTATTATTTTTCGCTCCTTGTCCCCAATCGCTCATTTTGTACTTTTTTTAATTGTTCAACTTTAGCCAAATATAAATTTAGCTTCTTAAAATTCTCTATTTTAGGTTTATTATATCTGCCAGCCACCATAAAAATTGTTTGTATCAGGACTTACATCTTCATTTGAATTACTATTGTATTCAGGATAAGTAGATTGATTAAAACACATAAAATCTATAAATCTTTGCGTATAACTTTCTGCAATATCCCTTTCTTTTTCAACTAAATAATCAACTTCGGCTTTATCTACGTTTGTAGCACTTTCAGAACTATGTTTAAACAATCCTTTATTACTTAACGTATAAGCTGCGAAAGGTAAATAATAAACCATCGCCCAATGCACTAACATAGGTTTAATGTAAGTAACTAAAAGACTTCTATAATCTGCAAATTCCTCATTATTTATTTCGTCGCTTAAAATCAAATCTTGTAACTTTTTGTATAATTGACTTCCTAAATAATTTTGAATTGTAATGTCCTGACTAATTTTGATGTATTCGATAAAATCGTCAGCATCAAGATTTCCATTTGCTATTGTAAATTTCTTTACGTCTTCTGTTGATATAAGTAATGCGTACATAATTTAATTATTTAGGTAAAAAGCCTTTATTCGGCATATCAATAGGTCTTTGAGAAACTAATTCAGGATTTTTTATAACGTATCCGTATTGTTCAGCTTTACGCCCTGCAATTTGTTTTGCTTTAGGTGAATTAACATCTATGTTTACATTTTCAAAACTTGCGTAAACTTGCTTATTCCATCTATGATGGCACGCTCCACCGCCTTTGTAAAACCATACGTTTACTAAAGGACTTCCATTAGGTCCTAAACCTTTTTTTTCTCCATTTGCATTAACTCTAACCTCATTTACTTCTTTATTTGACATTGCTATAATATCTTCTTTTCTGTAAATCTTTTTAGCGTCAATCATTTTTTGGCAAAACTTTCTACTTTTTGAAGTTGTTTCACCTGCATAAACATATCGAGTTATAAAACGAACTCCGTCAATAGTTTCATCTTGTTCGCTTTTTGCGTTTCCTCTAGCAGTACCAGTACTTACTAAATTAATTATTTTAGATAATAAACTTTGATTTGATTCTTTAGATAACAATTCATTTTCTGCATCGTCATTATCGTAATCAACTTCACTTTCATCAATTAAAAGCCATTTATCATTAGGTGTTTCACCTAAAGAAATTAAAGCATCTGCAACTGAATCATCTGAACTATTTTCACTTAAACAACAAGTATGAGCTGAAAGTTGCGTTCCCGTTTCTTCTGCAACTTGTTCCGAAGTTTGTGCGTTTTCTAAATCGGTAAACTCTAAAGGTTGTATTGTTTTAAAGTATAATTTCAATTTAATATTATTAACCGCTAAAATAGTATCTAACGCTTCAATGATTTCAATCTGATAAGGTTTGATTACTAAATTATCATAAAGTAAAGTTGCAGTTTTAATTTCGTCTGCATTGTTAGAAAATCCACTACCTGAATCACGAACTCCTAAAAGCATCGGACTTGTTACTCTATGCCCTACAACTAATTTTTCAAAACATTCTTTAGCCAAATACTCGTAATGTTGCGGTGCATCGTTTAATGGTATATCAGTTACTTCCGTTGCATTTTCTTTACTACTATTAAAAGATACAATTACCTTTTGACCTTTTGCACCCGTTAATTTTCTTTTTACATCAGCTGATATTTCTTCTCTTTTTTCTTCAGGCGGTATATTGTTATTAAAATTTACAACTTTAGTACCACTAAACCCATTCATTACATCGTTAATCAAATAGTCTGATATTTCTTCTTCTAACTTTGCATAAGGTAACGCACCTGAATAATCAATCGGTGTGTAATAGTGATAACCGCTTACGTATGGTCTTATAATATAAAGTTCAACTTCTTTTTTATTTCCAAAACCAAAAGCAGGAATACGTTTAATCTCATCACTCGGTTTTTTCTTTGCCCAATCAGGATGATAATACCACGCTTCTATTTCGCCTTTATCGTTGCATTTTTCAGCACGTAAAGTATGCATAGGAAAATGTTCAATAAATTTTACTTCGCCCTTTTCATAAACAACTTGCATAGCAGCCATTCCTAAAAGTTTTCGCTCTAAAGCAACTTTCTTTAATGCGTTTGGCTTTATAATAGAAATCATTTTAGCGTACTCATCAGGTTTTTTATTAGCGTCTAATGCTGATATACCTTTTCCATAAATCATATTACTACAACCCGTAATAATAGCGTTATTTGTGGTGCTATATAAATATCTATCAATTAAAAATTGAAAGTAGTTATTGTCTGCTCCATATTCCACAAAATCACCTTTTTTACTTTCGTTTATTTGCGGACTTGTATAAGCACTTAAATTTAATACATACATAATTATTCAAATATTTTATATTCGTTTGTTGTCACGTGTTCAGCGTAAGCATCTTTATTGATACTATACGTTTGTAAATTTTGATTAGTACAAAATATCTTATCTCTATAAACTATATCATCGTTCCTTGTTGAATCTTTAATTGTTAGAGTATAATATTTACTTTCTTTAATTGGAAAAATAACAGAAGTAGTAACAAAATATTTATCAATTGAAAAAACTGCTTCAATTTCAGTTTCAATATTTGTTTCTTCATCTCGCAAAACAATAGTATCCGCACTACTACCATAGATAATAGCGTTTAGTGTTTGTGCGGTTTCTTGCTCTCTTAAAATAATCATATTACTTATTTATTTAAAAACAACAATTTAACATTTCTGTTAATATAAAAAAAAAGCGTACCGATTAAGATACGCTTTTTAAATTCAAAACTATGAAAAATTAAGAACCTGAAACTACTGTAAATCCTGCAGCCGTTAAAGTGTCACCGATAAAGTTAGCAGGTACTTGTTCTTGACCTGTAAGCGTTAATGTATAACCGCTTAAGTCACCCATTGCTGCCCCCGTAACAATTGTACCACCTGTAACCTCGCATCCGTGTTTTAAACCTGCGTAAAAGAAGTTTCCGTTGTTATCTTCTACGATAACTTGCGGTCTTCCATAAGCCATAAGTTTTAATTCTTTATGGTCTTTAACTGTTAATTTCTTAAAAGTTAATTCTAAAACTTGTTCGTAAAATGTAGTTCCGTTTTCACGTGAACTATTAATATTTTGAGTAAAGGTACTCGCACCTTTTAACTCATATTTGTAAGCAGTTGGAGTACCTGCTACCGCATCGATAACATCCGTATTTGTAGCGTCGTAAGTGTATCCCGTTGCATCTCCGTAATTAACGAAGTAAACGTTTTTAAGACCACCTACTGAATCCTTACAAACTTCTAATCTTCCTAATGATAAATCACAAGCCATATTATTTATGTTTTATAAAAAAAGGGAAGGCATTTTACCTCCCCTTTTTAAGTTAATATTTAATTAATTACGCTGGAGTATATAATACGATTTCAGAACCGATACCATATTGAACCGCTGCAGTAAATCTCATAATTACATTTACTGTTTGTGCTCCCGTTACTTCTGCTTGGTCAATTACTCTTACTTCGTTTTGGTCTGATAATAAACCTGTACCAAAGTATAAGTTTGATTTTTGAGCAGCCATCATATAGTTAGAAGCTAATCCGTTTGCAACAAAGATTTTAACACCATCAAAAGATAATGAACCATTGTTAAACCATTGTGTACCCATTGCGTTAGTTCCGTTTGCTCCTAAACCTGACGCTCCGAAGCCACCTAAAGCTCTAACGTATGCACGTGCAACATTTTGAGAAACGTAGATATATAAATCTTCTTTTCCGTAAAGTGCAGCAGGAATAGCGTCAACTACTTTTCCTAATTCTGTGATAACATTTGCAGCAGTAACAGTCGTACCTACCACATCAACAACAGTTGCATCAGCAGTTGCTAAAGGAACGAATCCGTTAAATTCTCCTGCGTTTGCAGTTGCACCTCTCCAAATGTTAGTTTCCATTTTTTCAGCAACTTTAGCCGCAACGTGTCCGATTAAGAAATCAGCAAATGATTTTGGTAAAGTGTCAAAAGCAGACATTCCCATTTCAATCGATTGCCATGTACTTCTGAAATCTTTTTTACATAATTCAAGGTTAACTTGAAACTCCTCAGGAGTGATTACTCTTTCTGTAATTGTTACAGTTGAAGTAGGATCAAAAGCACAAGTAGCATCTTTTACAATTGCATCCGTAGCAATTCTATTGATAACTGATTTATACTTTACGTTTGGCATTACTTCGATACCACCATTTTCAATAGTAGTAGCCGATAATAATGCAGCAGATATGTATTTCTTTGAAAACTCACCTGCATAGGTTGTTGTGATACTTGTTGTAGTAGCCATTTTTTTTATTTAATTAATTTGCGATTTTACTCATTACTCTGTCGAAAGTTGTCATTTCTCTACCTTGTGAGAAAAGGATTTTTTCAACGTTTTGTTTAGCATCAGGATTGTGTGTTAAAGGTTCAGCTGATAATTCAACTACTTCTTTAACTTCCGTTTGTTTTGCTAATTCTGTTTTTAAAGATTCAATTTCAGCTTTTAAATCTTCAATTTCTTTTGAAAAATGTGATTCTCTTACTGTTGATTCAATTACCTTTTTAGGTGCAGTAGGTTCAGCAGCTTGTTCAACTTCTACCTCTACTTCAGGAGTTTCCTCTTGTGTAGGTGTAGCTTCTTTGATTTCAGCAATTTCACCCTCAACTGCAACAACTAAAATCATTCCGTTATCAAGAATATACTCACCTACTGGCAAGGCAACTCTATCTTCACCATTAACTATAAACACTGGTTGCCCTGCTTCAAAGATTTCAGCTTCGATAACAGTCCCATTGTCTAAAGTCATTTGCTCTAATTGGACATGCATCCCTAAAAGCTTTTTGATTTCTGTTAGTACGTTTGACATATTAATAATATTTATTTAAAAACAAGGTTTGTTTAATGTTGTTGTATTTTTTAGAACTCTGCAACTCTATCAATAGCATCGCTTGTCATTTGCCAAGCCTTATTGATTTCATTATAGTTTGGTATTGCATTTGGATTTATACCTAACTCTTTTGCTTTTGCTTCAATATTATTAATCAATTTTGCTTGTGTTGCTAAAACGCTTTTAGCACCATTGCTTTCTGTTTGCATTGCTTTATAAGACGTTTCATAATTACTAATTGATTTTTTTACCGATTCAGTAGCGGATTGTAAAAAAGTAGTTCCTGCTTTTAAGTCATCAGCTAAAGCTAATTCAATTTTGTGCGTTCCTAATTCAGTTTTAGGAAATAATTTTCCAAATACGTTTTTTTCTTGTGGTGTCATTGTTTATCCGTTTATTCTTGTTATTGTTCTTACTCCGTTTTCTTCTGTAATGGTTACGTTATCAACTCCGCTTGTTTTACCAATGCCTTGATTTTGTAAATCACCATTGCAACATTCTTTACTATAAGTGTTGTCATCACATAGACAACCACGCTTACCGCCTTTAGGGCTTGTTTTACTTTTTGTTTTCGTGCTCATTTATTAATTGTTTTAATTGTTCTATAATTGTTTCTTGTTTACTTAATTGCTTTTTTTCTTCTAACTTATCAGCAAAATAACCCTCTAAAGAAAATCCTTTTACTTTACCTGTTTTAACATAGTCATTCCAAATACCATCATCTTCAACTTTTACCGAAGCCATCCAAGTACCAATAGGAACACTTAAATTGTAAATTACGGACTTATCCTTTGCGTTATCTTCTACAATCCAACTTTCAACAACTGTCAATCCTTTTATTTCTTTTCCGTGTTCTAAAGTCCAATTGTTCTGATTACCATTTTTAAAGAATAATTGACTTGCTTTGTTAACGGTATCTTTTGAAAAGTATATGTAGTATTCATCTTCACCATTGCGTCTGTAAATTGGTTTTTCAGGAATTAAAACCGCACCCATCAAAATACGTTTTTCTTTACTTACTTCCGCAAGTTTTATTTCTTCTGACTTTAACGCTACGAAATTAGACTCGATTGCAGGGGTTTCTACTACTGAAATAGCATCTACTCCGCTCAATTCGTCTTTATCGTCGATAATTAATTCGATTAAATTCATTTTTTTTCTTTATTTAAAAACAACAATTAATATTTTTTGTTATATTTGTACTTCGCTACAGCAATAAGATATTTAATCCCTGACATTTGTAGCGAGTGTTGGGGATTTTTTAAAACAATTTATTATGAAAAAAGTATTGTTAATTTTAGGATTGTCTATTTCGTTATTTTCTTGTAATGATTATCAAAGACAACAAAACCAATTAGATGCAGAAAGTGATGGTAAATCTATTTTACTAAAAGCAGAAAGTGAAAAGAAAGCCGACATTGAACAAGCAAAAGCAAATTATGAAAGTGCTAAACTTGATGCTTTGACAAGAATTGAAAAAGCAAAGTCAGAAAGTCAAGCTATTTTATTAAAAGCAGAAAGTCAAGCAAAAGCGAATAGATTGTTAAATGAATCTATTACGCCTGAAATTTTAGAATTTAATAAAATTAATCGTTGGAATGGAAAACTACCAACTACTACTTTAGGTAATCAAGGTTCAATTATAAATTTAAAATAATGAAAATACTTGTCTTTACATTAGTAGGTATTCCTTTATTGATTGTTTTTTATTTAGGAATAATTCGTTTAATAAAAGAGTTTTTTAAAAAATAATTTATTATATTTGTGCTTTGATTTTTTCATAGTTTAAATTTTTTAGTTATTAAAGCCACCCTTAACGGATGGCTTTTTTGTTTTAAGTCTATAACCTTAATTTTTATTTTTATTTTAAGTCTATAACCTTAACCTAAACTTGCGTTTTGAACTATATTCCTATCTAAACTTTGTGCAGTTGTTACATTGTTTGCAACTACATACGCCTGAACAGGTTGCTGATTTCCTAACGTTTGAGCAATTTGATTTACTCCACTATTACCTACAACGTTGAAACTCGGGGGAGCAGGAGGAGTTCCACCGCCACTTGGGGCAGAAGCACCGCCACCACCTTTTGGAGTCTTTACAGATAATATTTTTTTAATATTTAATAAACCCCCTGCAACAGCAATACCTGCATAAACAGCTCCTAAAGCAGGAGATGCTACGGTAGGAACAGGTAAAAACGCTGATTCATAAGCCTTTTGTGCTGTACTATAAGTTGAAATAGCAGTTGACGCTACTGCAAAAGCCTTTCCTGCAGCTGTACTTTCTCCTGCTAATGCGCTCATATTTTGTAAAGCATTTCCTATTCCTGCTAATTGTTGTTCTTTAGATTGTTTTTCTAATTCTCCAATTTGTATTCTTGCATCTGAATATTGTTTTTCAATAGCGTTTCTTTGTTCTTCTGTTAATGTTTTATCATTAAGTAATGCGTTTTCTCTTTCTGTTAAAAAAGCTCTTTTCTCATCAAAACTTAAAGCATCAAATTCTTTGTTTAATTCAAATTCTTTTAATCTATTCTCTTGGTCTTTTATTTTTTTATCTTCGGCTTCTTTTAACTTATCTTCTTTTTCTTTGTCTTTAACTTTTTTCTCTTCTTCCTGTTGTTTTAAAAGAATTCCGTTTCTTTCGTTTAAATATTTTATTTCAAGTTCATTAGTATCGATTTTATTTTTTTCTAAAAGTGCTTTTTCTTTTTTAAATTTTTCTTCTAATAATTCGAGTTCAGTTTTACCAGCATTTGCATTTTGAATTTTTGCGTCTTCTGCTATTTTCTTTGCATCTTCGTATTGCTTTTTTTGGTCATCAATTTCCTTTTGTCTACGCTCTTTATCTTTTGCTGATTTATCTTTTGCACTTGAAGTTTCAGCGGTTTTTATTTCAACTAAATGTCTATTTTGAATATCAGCTTTTTCATCAAGTGCTTTTTTAACATCTTGGTTTTGTTTGTTGTATTGCTTAACAGCTTCGTTTCTATTTTCAATTTGCTTTTTAATAACATCATCATCAGCACCTGATGCTCTTAAACTTGCTAAAATATTTTGCTCTTTTTCATAAGTGTTTTCAGCTATTGCTCTTTGTGATTTCTCGTAAGCTATTTTTTCATCAGCTAATTTTAATTCAAGTTTACGAATAGCTTCTACACTCATTCCGCTTGCTTTTGCCATAGCTAATTCTTGCTTTTGCTTTTTATCAAATGCATCTGAATTACTTTCTAAAGTCTTACTTTGCTTTTCAAGTGCAACTCTATTTAATTCAACAGCTGCAGCGTTTGCTTTAGCAGCCTTTGAATTTTCCATAAAGTAATTGGTTAAAGCTACACCCGCTGCAATAAGAGCAACAACAGCCGCTATAATTGCCCCTATTGGATTTGCAGCCATAGCAGTATTCCATAACCACTGCCCAGCTGTAACCGCTTTTTGAACTATTGTAAATTTTTGAGCCGACGAACCTAATGCTTTAAAAGCTACTGCACCCTCACGAATACCACGCACGCCCTCTGCTAAAGCCATTGCGCCTTGAACTTTCAAAAGTGCTTCTTCAAGTTCTTCACTTTGTCCTCCTGTTAAAGCCATTGCACCCTGAACACCTGCAAAAGCGGAAGTAGCACCTTGTAAAGCACCGCCTAACTTTGTGTCAAATGTAGTAGCCGCTGCATCTACAACCATATCCGTTTGCATTTGCACTTTACGATAATTACCAACAGACGCAAGTAAATCTTTATACTCCTGACTTGCTGACTGACCTGCTAAAGCTAATTCATAAAGTCTATCTTCGGCTTCACCCATTCGAGCAGTCAAAGGTTTTAAATCACCATAAACTTCCTCAAAAGACGCATCAACGCTTTTAACTGAATTATCAACTTTCTTTAGTGCC